GCCTATATGTTAGGAGAATAATGAAAGATATTAAAATTCTAGAGATTATGGAACTCTTTGACGAGGACGAAGTAATCCCAGCAAGTGAGATGAAAAGACCACAGTCTGCATTAGACAGAGAAATGTTTGAGGATGCAAATAAAAGATTAAATCAAGCTGATGGGGGACGGATAGGGTTTAAAGAAGGACCTAAAAAAATTTTGACTGGAGAAAAATTCATAGAACTCGTAGAAAAATTTCCGGATAAAAGTAATAAAGAATTATTAGAGTATTTTAACAAAAATAATTTTGTAAATAGAACTGGTGACCCCTTAACGTTAGGTGCAATTAAAACTCAAAAATCAAAACTATTTGATATATCTAGAGAAATAAAAGATAAAATTCCTACAGGATATGTAAAATCAACAGAGGTATTTGAAAACCTACCAATAAGTAAAAAAGATTATTTTAGAGTTAAACAAGCAAAAGAAGGTGGAACTTTACTTACTCAAGAAATAGATAAACTTTTAAAACCTGTAAAAATAGGAGAGACTTTTTATTTTAAAAAACCAAATAAAACAGATTTAAAATCTTTTGTAAGACTTGCAGATAAAACGGGTAGATTAGATAATAGAATTGCAGATCTAATGATAGAGTTTGACAAAGTCTATGGCAAAAATTTTGCAAATGGAATTATTCCAAACATAAAAGATGTAAAACAAAAATTTGATATTACAGACACTACAGCTGGTAAAGTAACAACAAGATTAGCTCAATGGTATGGTGGTCAAGATTTTAAAAACACTCAACTACAAAATTTAAAAAGAAACAAAGTAGCATCAAATAGAATGTTTAAAACAATTGAAAAATCTCCTTTTGGAAATCCTTATCGACAAGGTTTGTATGAAATATCACTGCAGACTATTGATGCAAAGTTAGGAAATAAACAAGGAACTTTTGCAAAATTTAAAAGTCAAGCCAAACAAATTTTAAAAGATAATAATATTCCAATATACGATCCTAAAATGGGAAAAAATGCTTTTGGTTTTAATATTAATGAAATAGCTGGTGTAACGGGAAGTGCTAAATCTAAAGCAGCAGAATTTTCTCAATTTGTTGATGTTATGGAAGGAAATTTAAACACAAAAGCTTTAGCAGGGTTTCAAGGAAAACTTTCAGTTGCAAGACAAATTATAGAAAAGGATCCAAGTCAGTTATCTGTACAATCTAAAAAAATAAATAAAATTGCTCAAGATTTAGAAAAAAAATACGGAGTAGACTTACCAAGATTAAGAGATCCTGATGCAACAAAATACTTTTCACCCGCAAGATTAAGAGAATTAAACGCTCAAGGTTTAGATATTGTTAAAGCTGCAGAACGTGCAGGATACACAGTTGAGATGCCTAAAAAAGCAATGACAGTAAAAGAATTTGTAGATCCAAAAAACAAAATTAAAATTGAAAAACTTTTAGCATCTTTTTCTGCTAACCCTAAATGTAGAGCAAACTTTAACAAAGGTGGTAGAATAGGTTATGCGACCGGACCTGCAAATCTAGCAGATTGTGCGATAAGCGGTAGAAACAGATTAGAGAAAGTAATTAAGGGAGGTGTAAAACTTGGTAATCAAGAAG